CTCCGGCATCACTTTCTGCCACACGTACTTCGCGTGTACTGTGTTACATATTCCGTTGTTCAACGTCGTGCAGTTGCACCCTGATGGATTCCCCCTAAACTTCTGAGTCAATTGGTTCCCCACTAAGACACACGTCTGCGCGTACTCGTGAAACAAGCACGCTCTCACGTTCTTCGCTTCTTCCGTGTCAACATACATGCCACTGGGATCGTTCTCGTAAAACGCATCGGCAACTCGCCTTACACTGTCCATAAGTTCAGCGCGCAGCGTGCTGTCATAGCGTCCATAATCCCCTGAAAATCCCACATCCGACATCTCCAGCATATCTCTGATTAATCGATCCCACTCGATAGACTGTGGGTCGATACCTGGCGCATAGAAAAAGCCAGGCTTTCCGTGATTACGAAACATCGCTGAATTCAACGCCAACAAGTACTGTCGTGAAACTATGGTATTATCCAATGGTCCCATGATAAATGTCCGCGTCTTATTCATCACCACTTTGGTGACTGGACGGAGCTCATCTTTCAAGCTCGCCATCCAGGTCGATTCAACAAGTTGTCGTCTCGAATGTTTCGCAATCCTTTCGTCGATCCTCCTTCTCAGTTCCGGGTCCACTACTCTCTTGTCTCCGATCTCTCCGGCAATCACTCCGCTCTTCCCCGTTTCCCCACTCTTTCGAGAGAGTACATATGGGTACCCAGCAGATGACTTCATATTCAAACTGTCACAGCTCGAAAATTGCATGCCGTTAATCGCTTCCTTCTCCGTCGCCACAAAACGCGGATCTCTCGCCGTAAATGCGAGAACCTCATGTATAGTATCTTGAATTGCATTTTCCAGCAAAACAGGGTCATAAGGCTCTCCTTTCTGCATCCCAAAGTTCTCGATTCCTTTGATAAGGGGCGTCTCTCTGTACTCTTCAAGCACACGAGGGTCGTCACTAGTCAAAGGCGCCGGTTCTTTGTCATTCGGCACCACGCGTTCGAAATATGGTGTCTTCCTGATTCGCGTCTTCGTCGCTCCGCGTACTACTCTGTTCGATTGCAGCACGCCATGAATGAGAATGTTCGTATCCTCATTCAACGTCTTCTCCAAATATGGCCAACCCTTCTCAAGGCCGTCCAAATCTGGCAAGACAGGTGTCCCAATGATAGGTTCACCAATCACTCGC